ATGGAAATGGAACTACTTAGGTTAGTCTTTGCGGATTACCTAGAATTGACGAATGACCAGTTAGACGCAAAACTATTGCACATTTACAGAAAGATTGAACAACTAAACAATAAGGAGTTAGACCATGTATAAGCCAGATTTTGGAATTGAAAAGCCCCAGAGGTCTCAAGTGACCCTAGATACGCAAGACCTAGTTTTGTACCTACTGGGTGCATTTCTCGCAGGCATGGGTGTAGTGGTGCTGTATCTTGGCTTTTAGTTGTGAGGAGCTGGGGGTTTGTCAAAAGACCCCTAGATGTCCCGATTGCCCCAATAAATAAAATTGTGGTATGATTTGCCCTGTTGTCGTAGTAGTCAACAATGTTAGAAGCCATTTACTCATGCGTCCTGCCCCGATATACCGAGGGACTACTACCAGGATGCAGTAGTAAGTGGCTTTTTTTATTGTGCTTTACGATTACCGCTTACCCGTTCGGTCACCATACGGCAGGGGTAAGGGAAATGGACTACTGTGGGTAAGCTCTGAGAGAGTCCTAGGGGTGGCGAAGCTAGTGCCCCATGAGCGCAAGACTGGCGGGTGCTGTGGCTCCGTAAGGCATAGTTGAAGGCGTAACCTAGGAGGCTAGGTACGTCCACCGTTGGCAGAGTAGTAAGACTATATATAGAAACTAAATATTGAGGTTATATATGATGTATTTAATACGTAATACGTGTGGTAAGAATAAGGCTCATATTTGGACTGGTATAGATTCTTATTGCAGTATGTACACCACTGGAGGACTTAATAAAAAAAAATATAAAGTGACCCATGATAAAAAAGATTACCCCTTATGCACTATGTGCGTCAATGTGTTTAAGAGGTATGAGGACTTATCGCAAGATGAGCATGAGCATATTAAAAAAATCCTAACTGAAAGATAAAAAAATGAAGATAGATTTTGGAGAGACCCATTTAGAAAAAATAGACAGACTATCTAAGCCCCATAAGTGGTTTGCATGGTATCCAGTTGAGATAAGTGCCCATGATTACAGATGGCTAGAGTACGTTGAGCGTACGGGTTGTCGATTCTTTAGAAGTGTTGAGTTTGGTATTGGTTGGTATTGGACATATAAAGCAATACCCAAGACAGTTAAGGACGTAATAGAAAAAGATAAGTTCTGGAATTGTGGAGTATGTGGTCGCCAGTACATGCACGATAGCAGACTTATTGATGACGGGTGTCCGGTTTGCCATACAAATTTATGGGGTGATAAATGACTAAAGAAGAAATAATTGAGTTGGCTATAAATTTAGGTGCTGAAGAAATGAAATATGTTACTGATATGGAAGGCCCAACAATTTCCATTAAATTTAGATTAGAAAATGACAGTCTTGAAAAATTTGCCAAACTAATAGCAGAAAAAGAGCGTAAAGAATGGGCTAGAGAGTTTGCTGGAATGGGAGAATGGACTGCTGTACACATGCTTGAAGAAAGGGAAAAATAATGAATGAGAGGCAACTTTACAGTATCTTAAATGATGCTATGTGGCTTATATATTATTATGACGAAAGAGAACAGTTTGATAAAAAAATGCTATTTGCTTTAGTTGTTAGAGACTGGGCTTGTCATTGCATTATTAATCTTCCTAGGAGAAAAAAATGATAGAACTATTGGAACAACGTAGAAAAGAATTAAAAGCCATGTATAAACGTCAGCCAGATATAGATACGCTTGCACGTCTGCGTGAGAATCTAATCATGACTAGACGCTATAAGAGGCTTATAGAGGCAGAGGTAGATGCTGCAGGGTTTAGGGAGGAACTGGGTAACTTAGTGACCCTTATGAGTGGACTGGAGGCAGTATGAGTAAAGAAGTAAAGCAAGAGCAGGATGAGCCTGTGGGCAAGTTTGCAAAGTTTAACGATGGTATTTGGCGAGAAGTTACAGTTGGTTCTTCTGGAGTTCTTCTCTATACTCATCCTAAAGAATGGGTAGGGTTAAATGATGAGCAATACAAGGAGTTAAGCCAATTAACCCATGTGGAAGTCATCAAGTTAATAGAAGACATCCTAAAAAATAACAATACCTAAACTTTACACAAACTTTACATAAGGAGACAATCATTCTACTTAGACTAATCATCTAATGCTATAATCCTCTCATCACATATACGTATGTGATATTTTCCTAACTTAACTTAAAGGATGTTTCACATGAAACTCTGTATCGACTGTAAGTATTTTGAAGTCCCTGTAGATTCACGCAATACATTTGCTAAATGTACCCGTGGACGTGTTTTAAGCCCCGTAGACGGCTCTCCAACACCCTTAGACGAACTACCCTACTGCTCTATAGAACGGAACAGTACAGTACCCGAAAGATGCCAAATGAGTGCCATTTATTTTGAGGAGGCTAACCATGTCTGATTTCACACCACAAACACGTAATTCTGCTATCTGGTCAGGTGACTCCCGTAGAGTAGCTATGGGCAAAGCTAATGAGGTTATTTTGACCAAGCAGGGCAAGATGGACATACCAGACTTGTCAGGCATAGAGGCAGTCCAGATGGGACACGTCATGGAACCCGTAATCGGTAGGCTTGCACAGGCAAAACTGGGTATAGAGCTTAACAAGATAGAGGAAAGCCTGACTCACAAAAAGGAATCATGGTTTAAATCACATTTTGATTTTGCAGGGACTAAAGATGGACAAACAATTCTGGTCGAGTGTAAAAACTATAACGCTGGTGTGCGTAATAAGTTTGACGATATTTCTAATACCATTCCTGACGCTGATTTTGCTCAGTTAGTCCACGAAACCGCAGTATTCGGAAATACCCGTATCTACCTGGCCGTCCTATTCGGTGGTCAAGAGTTCGTTATGTTCCCCTTTGACATCTCAGACACTCAGAAGGATGAGTTAATCCAAAAGATGGCAACTATTTGGGCACACGTACAGACGGGTACTACCCTCCCGCCTGAAGACTTGGAGCAAGTCAAGCTGCTTTACCCTAAAGACAATCCAGAAAGCGTCAGGATGGCTTCTAGGAGCGTTGAGGAGGCTTGCCAAGCCCTACGTAGCATCAAAGAGGAAATTAAGCTCTTAGAGGGTCGTGAGGAGCAGTTACAGACCCTGATAGCTGGGTTTATGGAGACAGCATCCAGTTTGCAGACCATAGACGGAAAAGTGTTGGCAACTTGGAAGGCAGCGAAAGCAAGCAATAAGTTTGATGCCAAGCTATTTGAGCAATCTATGCCTGATGTCTACAAGTCGTTTATCAGGGAAGTACCAGGTTCTAGGAGGTTTTTACTGAAATGAAAGCATATCCAATCATGTACAAACACCCTACCACAGGGTTAATTGTGGAACACGAAGGCATGGAACTCAGAGACTGGTTTGCAGGGTTGGCTATGGAAGCATTAGTTTCTGTGGATAGTATTGATTTAAGTGAGGAATTGTTTGCGAAACGTGCTTATAAGCAAGCTGACGCAATGATTAAAGCAAGGGAGAATAAAGATGAGTAACTTAGTAGCAGTATCTGATATGAACGTCATGGCTGACGCTATGGTGAAATCAAACTTTTACGGATTTAAAAACAAAGACCAAATGTTAGCCGTTATGCTTGTTGCACAGGCAGAAGGAAAACATCCCGCAACAGTCGTTCAAGAGTACGACATTATTATGGGAAGACCAGCTCTTAAATCACAGGCTATGCTTGCTCGTTTCCAGTTGGCAGGAGGAAAGGTTGACTGGCACGAAATATCTCCTACAAAGTGCTCTGGCACGTTCTCTCACCCTCAAGGAGGTTCTTTGAAGGTTGAGTGGACTATTGAAATGGCTAAATTAGCGGGTCTTTACAAAGATAATTCTGGATGGACAAAATATCCTGAAGATATGCTCCGTTCTAGGGTTGTTAGTAGAGCTGTAAGGTCTGTTTATCCAGCTTGCATCTTAGGTCACTATGCGGTTGAGGAAGTTCAAGACTTTGACCCTCCAAAAGTCAAAGATATGGGAATGGCTCAAGAAGTTGTGACAGAGGTTGTCGAGGACGGTGCGTTCAAACTCTACGTACCCAACCTAGACGAACCACATTCTAGCTACCACTCCGTGGAAGACTGGATTGCAGCCTACGGCAACATGGTTAGCAGAATCATGTCATCTACTAAGATTAGTGATGCCGACAAAGAGAAAAAGGTAGATTCTTTGAAGGTTGCAAATGAGCTTGTGGTTGACGGTTTTACGACAGTTGACAAATTAAAGGTAAAGGCAGCTATCGCAGAGGCAGGGGGTAATCCACTCCCAAAGCAATCAGTGTCTCAGGACGTTTAGGAACTCAAAAGAGTAATATCTTGAGACACCTACAACATGGACTCACCATCACCCCGCAAGATGCCCTCAAGCACTACGGTTCGTTCAGGCTTGCAGCCCATATCGAAGTCCTTAGAAAAGAGGGACATCCCATCATTACAAAAATGGTTAGAGAGGGCGGGAAAGAGTACGCCCAATACAAATATTTATCAGGAGAAACGCATGGCAACTAACAATAACTATCCCGACAAATCTGGCTACGGAACTCTGTTCTACCAAGCTCCAGAACATAAAAAGCACCCACAAGGTCCTGATTTCACAGGTCACCTCGTGCTAGACATGGACTACAAAGCTGGTGAACGTGTTAACTTTGGTCTGTGGCAGAAAGAGACAAAACAGGGTACAACCATGTTCTCTGTGCGTGAAGACAACTGGCTCAAGAAAAAGAAGCTAGAGGAGCAGCAACCTAAAGAGGTAACTCCTGGTTACGCTAGAAAGCCTAACACGTTTAATCGGTCTAGGGATGACGGAGGGGATATTCCGTTCTGATTTAAAATGGGTATAATGTTGCTATGGAGGCAACATGAAAACTTGTTTTAAATGCAAAGCCGTTAAACCTTTTACAGAATTTTACAAACACTCTCAAATGGGAGACGGCTATCTCAACAAATGCAAGGAATGTACAAAAAATGACTCGAACAAACACAGGTCGGAAAACCTTGAAAAAGTCAGGGCGTATGACAGGGAAAGGGGTAAAAGACCTGAGCGAGTTCGCTATAACACTGAAGTTAACCGTGCCTGGCGAGACGAAGACAAAAGACGAGTCAGAGCGCATAACGCAGTTAGGAGAGCAATTCTCAAAGGAACTTTGCAAAAGCGTCCGTGTGTCCGTTGCGGAGATGTTAAGTCATTGGCGCACCATGAAGACTACGACAAACCACTTGACATCATGTGGCTCTGTCAACCATGTCATAAGCAACGACACAAAGAGCTTAGAGAAGATTTCTGATGGCAACTAAGAAGACATCACCAACTCAGCGTAGCCTAGAGTACCTAAGAGAGGAAGGCTACCTCCCGTGGATTGTGGAATACTGGAATCCTTGGGCACGGGTTAGAAAAGACTTGTGGGGTTGGTGTGACATTTTGGCACTCAAAGATGATGAGGTTCTGGCGGTACAGGTAACTGCCTCTGGCGTTTCATCACGCATTAAAAAAATTCAAGAAAGCGAGACCATATCATGGGTGAGAAAAGCGAATATCAGAGTGCACGTACACGGCTGGAGGAAGTCAGCCAAGACTGGGAAGTACGTTCTGCGGATAGAGGACATATCATAAAGCTGAAGAACATGAGTCTTCAGGAGATTTACGATATGGCTTATCAACAAGGGTTTGAAGACGGAATGAGCTTTGTCACAACGCCTAAGATAGCTCACGGTTGAAAACAGGGACGTTAGCTCAGTTGGTAGAGCAGCAGACTTTTAATCTGTTGGTCGTGGGTTCGACCCCCGCACGTCTCACCATCATTCCAGTGAGAGGCAACTACGAGAGCAACTCTCGGAGTTAGGACAGGTGCTGACAGACCCCCTGTAATCTCACAGTCTGTCACTTTCTTAACTACAAGGAACATCATGGAAAAAAAGGGTAATATTTTCGTAGCCGTACCAATGTACGGGGGGATGTGTACAGGCTACTTTACGCAAAGTATGCTGACACTTGGTCCTGTGCTCAACCAAAATGGCTATGACATGGCGTTTAGCGCTATGTTTAACGAGTCGTTAATTCAGAGAGGCAGAAACGCACTTGCTCACGGGTTTATGAAGCGCCCCGAATGTACTCACCTAATGTTCATAGACGCAGACATCAAATTTAACCCGCAAGACATCATCAAGATGATTGAAGCAGACAAGGACATCATCTGCGGAATCTATCCTAAAAAGGAAATCAACTGGGTAGAGGTCGAAAAAGCCGTCAAGGAGGGTGTACCTACAGATAAGCTAAAAACACGCACAGCAAGCGTTGTAGTCAATTTAAAAGACTATGCGGGTAGCGTAACTGTCCCTGTCAGTGAGCCTGTGGAAATTTTTAATGGCGGTACAGGGTTTATGCTCATCAAGCGTAACACTTTTGAGGTAATGAAGTCAGTTGTCAACAGCTATAACAATGACGTGTTGTTCTTAGACGGTGGAATCTCTAACGACCGCATTACCGAGTACTTTGCTTGTGCTATCGAGCCAGGTACAGAAAGACTGCTCTCAGAGGATTATTTCTTCTGCTGGAAGGCTAGAGAAGCAGGGCTTAAGGTCTGGGCAGCACCCTGGGCGCAGTTAGGTCATTTTGGTAGTTACTTATTTGAGGGTGGACTCACACCAGCGCCATGAACAAAGAAATAACAGTCGAATTTAATGCGGGTAACCTGATACCCCACTATCAACAGAAATTTCGTCTCTATGACCGCTTTCTGCCTCATTTAGCACCCTATTTGCAAGGTACTGTAGTTGACGTAGGGGCTAATTGCGGGGCACTAGCTGTTTCTATGGGTTTGAACAATCCTGAACTTAGCTTTATTTGCGTAGAGCCTGAAGACCAGTGTTTAGAGCTTTTGCACAAAAACATAGCAAAAATAGAAAATAAAGTAGATGTCATCAAGGGCAAAGTAGGCACAGAGCACATCAAATTAGATGAAATCGTAAAAGGAAATGTTGGTCTTCTTAAAATTGACGTAGATGGCTACGACTGGGACGTAATCAACACTTTTAGCTTTGCCACAACACCCCCTATTTACATAGAAGAAGACGGTAAAGAGGAATGGCAGTATTCCAAGTATTTTGATATGAACCACAGGCTGAAAGAGCAGAAGTACAACAATATTTGGATGTTTGACAACTATGGCTGCTTAATCGGGTTTACCAAGAAATGGACGGAAGTAGACACACTCAATGCCTACATCAATCGCATGAAAAAGGGTAAATCAGAGCAAACCTTGTGGTATGTAGATTTGCTCATCTGCCAAGATGAAGATGTACAGAACTTAGGTAATGCAGTTCTTGCATATCTGGAAAAGTGATTTTTCTTGGTGGCGGGGAAGCCAAATCCGTTTTAGGATTTTTTATCTCTTGGCAGTACGCTTTGCTTTACGGAAAGCGTCTGCTGTAGGGTATCCCGCCTGTCCAGGACGTTTGGCAGGAAGACCCGCTTTACGTCTTTTGTTGATGTTGTAGTAGAGACCACGTTTAGCTTTAGGTGTACTAGACAATTTGTGCTCCTTCTTTTAATTGAGCTATGGTTAACCCGCCTGTGTATTGGAAGTGTGCAAGCTCTTTAAAGTGCACCCATTTACCCGCCCACTCTAGACCAGCTTGCTCACCAAGAGCACCAACAGTTGCCCACACTGGGTGACTTCCATCCCAATCAGGCTTGCCATTAACCATAGGCACAACGTCCACAGCACAGCGGTAGTTGTGATAACTATCACCAGCTCCAGCGTTCGTGACAATATTGCCTGGAGCAGTGCGCCCCTGAGCATAGAGTGCAGCCTGACTTTCATTGTCTCTATAAGTGGATGTAACGAGGAGTTCAATTCCAGAATCCTGACATAAGGCAATGAAGTGCTCGACTTTGGCTTTGACTTCTGGGAGGAGTTCATCTAGTGAGCGTGAGTTAATCATTTCTTTTCATCCAAAGGTGTTGATTTGTGAAGCATAGCGTCCTTGGCTTGCGAACCAGCAGAGCTACCAAAGTAAAAGGCAATAACACCAGTCCATGCTGTGCCTAGACTACCTAGCATAAGGAGGAGTGCGTCTGACGTTTTGAACTGCTCGGTCATCAACCCGTATAAGATACCAAAAAACCCTATGGTGACCATAATAGCGAGGACGGGAGGAATAAAGGAGTGCGTATTTGTTTGCATCTCCCTTGCCGACTTTCGGTCAGCCACCGCCAACTGCTCAAAGTCTAATCCAAGTTCTTGTGCCTTAGCCTTGAGAGCTATCTCTGCTTGCTGAACGCTTGCAATTTGGTCAGCAGTGAGTTTGCCATCGTCAAGCATCTTCTTGGCATCGTCTTGAGAAACGCCAAGAACTTTAGAGACTGCCTCGTAAGCCAGTCCACCAAATGGTCCACCAAGAGCTGTGGCAATCGTGGGTGCAATCGTTTTTAACCAGTCCATATCAATCCTTACAGTATTTAGGTAAATATCCTGTCTCTCTGAATATCTTGTAGCACTCTATCTCTTTGCTATTTTCCTCGAATTTCCTGTGAAACTCAATATACCAACGTTCTTCTCTCTTGCGTTCCTCTGTCCAAATGTGTATTTGGTACATCAAACCGCCAATGGTAAACGCAACAACGAAAACAGCGATACAGATTGCAACTCCCACTTTGACGTTTCCTGCTCGTATACGCCTTTCGTGTGATTCGAGCAGTTCCTTTTTTTTTGAGCTTTGTCCAGCGCCTCTTGTTCCTTTACTAGCCTGGTTCTCTCTGCTTCAAACTCTGTCCAGACCGAACCTAGCTCAGGAGGTGACTCGTAGACAAGCATCTGTCTTAAATCATACTCAGCCTGTTCTAGTTGCTTCTTACGCAACACGTTCTCTAGGGCTATGGCTTGCAGTGACTTGCCCTTGGGAGGATTCTTTTTGAGTTCTGCGTCAGCCTTCTTAGCCTGGTCTTGATGGTCAAAAAAAGAGCCAAGTGCACCACTTAGCTCGTTTACTATTTGGACAACTTCCCCGCCTGTTTGCTTAATTTCCTTATAGGCAGCCACTCCGCTTTTTACAGCAGAGAACGCCATCATCGCCAACGTGAACGGGTCTATTTAGAACCCCTCGCCAGGACAAACGTAAACAGATGCGTTAGCTGCGTCTCCAATTACCTTTGCATAAACGTTAGCCGTAGGACCAACTTGCAACCACGTTACAACCTTATAAGAATAAGGCGGTAAAGTAATTACATTAGAAGGACCTGTATCTGGCAATGAGACATTAAAAGAATTAGACGCACTTATCTGTACATATACCGCAGCATTGGTATCAGAGTTTGCCAAATAGAATTGTTGGCAAGGACTGGTAGCTGTGATGGTAAATACGTTAGATTGTGTGTTGGCAGCGCCCGTGACCGCAACCTTTACGGTCGGTCCCATAGGCTGAAAAGGAATATTATTAGCCATTAGTACACCTTCTTACCGCTACCAGATGTAGGCGACTTTTTGGTGTTGTAGCTAGGTGTACCAGAGAAGTCAATAACAGACCTGAAGCCACCTTTAGGCAACGTGCCAGGAGTCCAGCGTTCCATATCAGCAGTGCCGTCTCTAGGAAGTTGTGGGCGAATAGACTTAGCTATTTGCTGATTTACCTCATGTGGTCTTTGATGCTTAGAGTTAGCCATGTGGCTATTTTCATAGTCACTACTCGGACTCATCGGGTTGATACTTCGGTTGTTGCTTGGCATTACTTCTCTCCTTGTTGGTTACCACCAGGTACGAAAACATTACGAATATACTCAAAGTTGCGACTCTTGTCCAATCCCCCGCCCACATTGTGTAGCAAGCCAGTCCGCAACTCATCGACAACGCCAATATCGTTATCAATCGGTCTGAGATGACTTCCAAAGCCAGACGAATTAAAGCTACTGAATCCATGATGTACCCTCCTGTTAAAGGTAATCATATTATCATATATCCTTATCGTCTTCCTCGTCTGCGTGGTCAAAGAACCCTGAACCGTATTCATCATCCGACACCTTTGCCTTCAAAGCCTCAAGTTTCAGCGCACGGTCCACCACTTTCATTTTTTCGGTAATGGAAGCGGTATCGTCAGCCATGACAATCGTCAAAAGCTGATTGATATGTCTTTCTAACTCAGGGTTAAGCCCTTTATCTTTTTTCTTGCTCATCTGCAACCCCATCTACGTCTAGCTGCCTTGCCTCTTTCGCCTTTCCAGCTCTTAGACCTGGCGCAAAAAGACTTGTGACGTGGACCAGACTTCTGAGGCGCTTTTAGATTGCTTCCTGTGGCACGGTTGTACTTAGCCCTGCCTTTAGCGGTGAGTCCACCACCAGCTGCAACAGACTGTTTCTCACCCCTGCCAACAGATAGATTAGGTTTTTTGTCGCTCATCTTTTTGACTTCCTTTTTCCTGGCTTTTTGGACTTACGAGCCGTTGACAAAGCGATAGCAATAATTTGCTTCCTGGGGCGACCACCCTCTTTTGTGAGCTTGTTAATGTTTTCTGAAATGACTTCACGGGTTTTACCTTTCTTGAGTGGCATCTTTATTCTCCTTGCGTTTACGTTGACCAACAACTGAAGAAACTACGGCAGGAGCAGCAATCGAAGTACCTTCTGTCACGGGCTGAGTTAATTTACGCTGTAGAGCACGAGCAGACTGGCTTCTTAATCCTAGTCCAGTTGCTCCCATGCCTAAACCAGTGCCTAATGCGGATTTCAGAACATCTGTTCCAGGTGTAGTGCGTGAACCAGATTGCTCCCACATGGCTTTTAATTGCATTTCTCGACCAATTTCACCTAATTTATCAATATCTTTTTCACTACGTCTAACAACACCTCTGTCTGTTCTAAGCATATTTCCTAGCCTATCTAAGCTAATATTGCCTTGATGAATACCGCCTTGCTTGTACAAGTCTTCTAAGATAATGGTATTTCTATATTGCGGTCTTAATTCACTTAGCTTTTCAGCTACATTGGGATGATTCCTAGCTACAGATTCGTCAACAGAATCAACCAAGTTATAAATTTCTCTTGCATTTGTCGCTGACGTGCTTCTAGCCTTTTGAGTCAATGCGTTTCTTAATCTTTGCAAAGCCTCTCCATCAATACTAAACGTGCTAGGTTGAGCACCACGTCTTGTCGCTAATGCTTGGTAATTTCTAAGAATGTCATCTGCAACTTGCTTGACAGGAGAAATACCTACCGCAGTTGGTAATTGAGATTCCATGTCGCTAATTTGTTTAATAGCATCTATGGCAGATTTGTCTATATTAAAAGTTTTACCTTTATATATAGCATCAAAATCACCACCCAAATCTTTCAATCTGTCACCAATAAACTTGGAATCAATTTCGCTAACTTCTTTTCCAGTTCCTTTGGAAGCTAATTTGTTTGCTAAAGTTTGATTTTTTTCGGCAGCAAAAGTAGCTCCTTTAGACGCAATAGGTTCTTCTGCCCGTACTTGCGCTGGAGACAATTTAAATCCTAGTTTCTCTGCTTCTCTAGCAATAGCTTCTCCAGTTTGAGTAGGCATACCTAACAATGATTTTGCTCCGCTTCTAACCAACCCAGGAATACTTCCCAGTCCACTAAGACCTAATCCTGCACCCATTTCAACTAACTCTTGAGTTTGCGGAGACGCGCCTTGTTGTGCAGATAAAGCTCTAGCTCCCTCTGCTCCAGCTCCTACAGCTCCAGCTCCTGCCGTAGCCTTTGTTAAAGCACCTAAACTTTTAGGAATTAAAGTCTCAGCAAGTTGAGCAGCGTAAGGTGCAAAACGAGTTCCTGCCGATGCAGCTTTTAATCCTCCTGCAACCAATCCACCCGCAGGAACGGCTGAAGCATACATAGCAGCCTTTTCCAAAAACTTCGGCTCTCCAGCCAACTCTCCTTTTAATGGAACAGTTCGGTCTGAACCAGTAGGTATTTTTGACTCAGGTTTATCCCAAGAAAAATCTGATGTTTGTTTTGTTTCGGGTTTATCCCAATCAAAGTCAGCCATTATGGTTCTACTCCAAAATGTCTAATAAAGTTTTGCCGAGAAGATTCGCTAGACCGACCTCTTTTTCTATCTGCTTCCGTAGGAATTGGTTTCTCTGATGGTTGAGCTGGAGTTGTTGTTGTTGCTCCTGGTTCTTCTAACGCATTTTGGAAGTTAGAAGCCATGTCCTCAAGAACGCCATAAGTAAGTTTTTGAGGGCTTTTTTGAGTTGCTCCTGCAGCAATTTCGTGAGACATATCGTCAAATAATCTTGTAATTGACGGAGCGTTAAACTGATTCTGAGACAACAAATCGTTAAATCTTTTCTGGAAAGCAACAGTAAATCCTCTAGAACCACCAGCCAATGCTTGCTCATAACGAGTCAACATGGATGCGTATTTCTTTGAAAACAATAAAGCCTCTTGGTCTGCTTCTGCAATTTTTGACTCATCTAAAGGAGGCGCTTCCCCTTTAAATGATTTTATGTATCTATCAGTAAATTGTTGAATTTGACCAGCTCTACCAATAAGATTAGGATTGTTAATAACATCATTTCTTAATGAAGCTAACTCAGCCATTGAGGAAACAACTTTAGTAACTTCAGCTCTATCCTTGGGAGAAGCAATGTTAACGCCTTTTGACTGTAAATATGTTTGAACATCATCTACAGTCTTTAATGCTTTAGATTCAAATTTTCTTGTTTCTAATGCTAAACGCTCACGACCTTGACGCTCTACTTCTCTATCGTGAGCACGTCTTTCCGCACGGTCTTCTTCCGCACGTTTCTCAGCTTTTAACTTTTCATTGATTTGCCAAGCCTTTTCAGACAACTCATAGGTTGCTGCAACGCCCATCTTGTCCAAATACTCGCCCATTTGTTTTGCTTGATGGTTTGCAATAGCTTGTCTAGCTTGCGCTAATCCAAGTTCTTTGTTGACAGAGGCAGTCTCGGCAGCACGTTTAAGCTCATCTCTCAAACCTTCCACAGCTTTACTAAGAGCTTTTTGATTTTCGTCAAAGATGTCTTTTTGTTTCTTGTAAATGTCTTGCTGACCTTTTTGATAACCTTCTAGCATACCGTTTTGGGCAGATAAAGCAGCTTGAGCAGAACCTTTAGCGCCACCACCAATTAAGAAACCAAGAATGTTGGTCATGGCAAAGATAGTGCCTAAATCCCCAGCAGTCTGTTGCGTAGGAATAAAAGGCGTGCCTAACTCATCAACAGTTTTTTCGTACTTTTCTTTTAACTCTTTAGGCTCACGTTCTTCTGCAAATTTCTTTGTGGTTTCTGCTTCAGCTTTTGCCAATTCTTGCTGACCATAAACCTTTTCTTGCTTTTCTGCAGCTTCAACTTCGCCCTTGGCTTTTGATGCTTTAAGAACGTTTTGAGCAAATGGGTCTTTTATGCCCATGATGTCGGATAGTGTTTCAGCCATGTCTACCCCTTATGATTGTTGAACTGTTGTTGTGGTTTGCGTTTGACCAGGCAAGCCAACAGCTCCTGCAACCGTTCTAGCAATGTTTTGAGCATAGCTAGAGGTGAGTTGATTGATATATTGGTCAGCTTGGATGCCAGTTTGAATAGCGCCTTGAGCAATCTTATCGCCAACGCCTTGCAACTGAATACCCATGTTCATTTGGTTAGCCAACAAACTGTTAGTTAATGTAGCAATCTGGTTCGCTGCCTGAGCTGCGCCTACACCACCTCTAGCCTCAGCACCTTGGGCTAACTGTGCACGTGCAGCCTGTAAAGTCTGTTGGTTAGCGGGAGTAAGTTGACCTTGTTGAGCCAACTGTTGTAACTGCTGACCTTGTTGCTGGTAAGGTGCAGCCATAGTTTGCAATTGTTGTTTTGCTTGAGCAGCTTCGTTTTGAGCTTTACGAACTGCGTTAGCTCCCAAAATAGCCTGTGTACCGCCAATACCAAGGGCAGCCAACGTTTTTGGTTGACCTAGAGCTTCTAAAGTTTTGTCGTAGAACGATTTATCAGTTGGAGCTGTTGGAGAGACTGCTGCAGCGCCAACGTCAGTAGAACTTGGTGGAGCATTAAAACTGTACGCTGGTTGTATAGCAGGAGCAGCTGTTGCAGATGGCGTAGCGGGTAATGAACCTAATGCAGGAGCTTGCAAAGAGCTAGGCAACGCTAAACTTTCGTTGTAACTAGGTATTCTTAAAGAATCAGATGACGCAGGAGGATTAACTCCCGTGTTAGCACTAAAACTATATGGTGATGTGTCAGATGTTGCGGGTGACGGTGTTGACGCAACAGGTGCTTGTCCCTGTGCACTTGTTGGGTCTGTATAGTATGTTGAACCTGTCTGCGCTGGGGCAGTAACAGGAGCAGCTTCACTAACAGGTTGCATACCTTGTACGCTAGTAGGTTCTGAATAATAAGTTTCTTCATAAGAAGGAATACCCTCTGGAGTAATACGTCCAGAACCACCACGACTCTTTAAGAGTGCAGCTTCTTCCTCGCTAATAAAAGCTAGTTTGTGACCTGGAGGGGCTTTTGCTTGCAACAATTTGGCAATCTGGCGAACATCACTGCCCATGCCTGTAAGTTTTTTAATTGCGCTCATACGTTTAAGCCTTCCTTCAAAGATGAATATTTATCGCCCCATGCCAACTCTGGTGCTTTACCCGTGCTAGGGTCTAGCTCAGTACCACCAGGTGAGCCTCCTGTTGTAGAAGACGTTGTACCTGTTGTACCGCCAGATGTGCTTACGCCAGTTGTACTTGCGCTTACTTTTCCAGACCCTGTTGTTTTTGGGGCTAAGGCAAGATTTAATCCATATCCAAACACAGATTGCAATGCAGATTGAGCCTCTGGAGATAAACCTGGTGTTGTTTGTGGCGTAGACGTTAGTGTATCTGTTGGTGTGGCTTGAGTAAATCCATAATCAACCCCGCCAGGCGTAAAAACAGTAGGAGATAAAGTGTACTGTAGTCCTGGGGCTTGTGGTTCAGCAGGAGCAACCGTTTCTCCCGTTAAAACGCTAGAAGGCAACTTTAATCCTTCTGTGCTTGTGGGGGCATTTTCAAATTGGCTGACTTGTGGCAACGCATTTGTGGGAACTGTAAGCCCTGTTCCAGACATAGGTCCAGGTGACAAAGCAGTAGATACACCTTGAGCGGCTCCCGCTGACAATCCTCCGACAGCTCCTCCCTTAAGTGCTCCCGTAGCAACATCTTGCCCTGTTTGAGCTGCTTGTGCGCCTCCTGCTGCTGCTCCACCCGCAGCAGCTCCCGTAATCCCTCCACCCGCAGCAGAACCTACACCAGCACCTATACCGCCAGTAACCGCAGCCTGTCCAATTTGTGTTGCATTTGCGCCTTCAGCAGCAGCCGTACCAGCGCTAATAACAGCCCCTCCTGCTGCTGCAGCAGCAGTCCCCGTAAAACCTAAAGACGTTCCAATAGCAGGAGCTAATTCTGGAGCAAGAACCGCTACAACAACAGGAATAATAGGGGCTAGTTGTTCAACCTTGTTTTGCACATGGTCGCCATACCAACTCATGCTACACCTCCTGCCATTTTTTGAGCAATCTTGCCCATTAAAACAAACATTGATAAAGCATGATAGTTAATAGACTGACCTAACTCTCCAGGGTCTATTAGCTTGTAATTTTCTAGTTGTTTAATAAACATGGGATACAACGCTTTGTCTTTTATTGCTTGTTCTGCCATATTGCCAAACTGCACTATTATTTGAGGATTCACCCCGCCCTGTTGAATAGCTTGTTGTATTGCTTGTGTAACTTGCTGTACTTTTTGTTGGTCATCCATTACACGACTCCTAACGCTTGTGCTATCTGCTGGTGAATATCTTGGTGTACACCTAGCCAATCATAAAAATCATCTTCAACGTTAAAGTCAGCGTCTAGCAACTGAAACGGGTTGTTGAGCCTCAGAATAGACGCTAATGACTCGTGCATCTGGTTGTGGATAAGTAACCAGTCGTCAATGTTAGACGGGTCTATTTCTTCTATAGGGTAAAAAGGAGTAACAATCCCACGACTGTTGAGTGTTTGATAGAACAGTTCGTGTTGCAAATAGTTTTCAAACGCAAGCCTACCGAGACCTTGGACATCCCCAAATTCTACGTAAGCTAAGTCGTCTTGATTAATAGATTTACCCTGCCTTATCTGCTTTGTTATCTAGCTTGTTGAAAATCTGTTTACAAATATCTTTAATCTCGTCAATATCTCTGTGATAGTCTTCTTTTGTCACATAACTACGTTGAGTTTCACGAACATCATTATCTAGTCTTTCTATCGTCTTTGTGATGTTGTTCAGCACCCATCCTGCAAGGAATCCTGCAACTGTGACCGCAATATCAAATAATTGTTGTAACTCCATGTTAGACAGCGTAGTAAGGTACTTTTACGACAGTGCCATTTAAATCAAAAAGCATATATCCTTGCGGAACAAGTGGGATACTAGCCGTAGACATAGTGGCATTAGCGTTAGTCGTAGCAGTGTGGTTGATTGTTTGTACGTTTTGTGTACCAGCGTTAATTGTTACGTTACCGCTTGTAATTGTTACGTTAGAAAGAGTTAAGTTGCCAACACTAGACGTTGTTGAACCTAATGTTATTGTTGCGTTTCCTAAAGTAGCTGTTGAATTAGACAAATAGCTATTTGGAAATGTTGCGCCTAATGCGTTAATAGTAATGGTGTTGTTACCATTTAACGTCATTGCGTCTGTTGTTGAGTTATTTCCTACGAAGTGAACAGAATTATTAGTAATAGTACCAATAACCAAATCCACATTTCCTGAATAAGCGTAAACAACATTAGGGTTGTAAAACCTTCCTGTACCAGAATAAGTGCTAGATGTAATTCCAAAATCACCGTAAGCAGTACCAGTATCATTGACAACCGTAAAGTCAGTAGATGCTTGATTACCGTTGCTTAAGTTTTGTACAACTATTTGTACATAGCTGTTAACACTTGAAGCATAAGACGCAACAACACCTGTGTCTGAATAAGATAAATTGCCATAAGAAAATACGCCAATATTTGAACTTGATAATATATTTCCTGTGCCAACAAAAGAATTGGCTGTGACCGTGTTATCTGTTATGTTGTTACCAATAATGGTTACGTTGGAAAGAGTCAAATTACCAATGCTATTTACAGTGCTGCCTAGAGCTACAGACGTGTTACCTATAGTTACAGAGTTGTTGGCTAAATAGCTATTAGGAAATGTAGACGCAACAGACGTTATGTTTGCGTTACCTAATGTCAAATTACCGACAGTAGAAGTAGTGCTACCAAGTGTTATGGTTGCATTACCCAGTGTTGCTGTACTGTTAGATAGTTGACTGTTGGCTATGTTGCCGAGCGTACCACCAAGCGTTAGATTACCAGCGCTTGTAACGTTGCCTGTAAGCGTAATACCGTTGACAGTACCGTTACCCTGTACTTGTGTGACTGCACCGTAGGAACCACCATCTACTTTTTGCCAAACAGTGCCGTTAAAGATAGCCCAGTCACCGACTTGCCAGTTTGTGATGCCGTTAAGGTTGGTATTACCAGCAACAGAGACAACGTAATATTGATTTGCAGTGCCAACAGACGAAACAAGAGTAGGCACGTTTGCATTAGCATCCCATGTGCCTTTGTAAACTGGACCTCCCGCTGACGCTGTTATAGCTACTGTTTTTAACATTAGTCACCATCCCCTGGCGTTATGTAAATAGTTGCGTTACTGCTGGTTGCGTTAGCAGAGAAGTACGCATTAGGTGCAAACGTAATAATCTCGTCTGTACCAGGCAATAGTGGTAGGCAGTTGTTTTGTGTTGTTGTAGGTACAACTGCTCCAGATGAAGCAAGTGCAGCAGTCTGACCATATCCCAAAATAACAGTAACAGCACCGCTATTGATAATCCTGTACTGATTACCACCAAGCGTACTAGATGGTACTTGAGCAGGAGTAGACGCAGTAGTTGTCGCAGAGATGACTACTGTGTTACCGCAAGGAGAAAAAGGAGAACTTACACTCATGGCAGAGTTCCTATAAAGGTTGTTAATGTTTCTCCAGTAATAGGATTACCTTCAGGATCGTTTAAGACTACTCCGTTTTGGATGTCTTTTTTGAATTGTTGGTAGTCTGTGTTGTCTGGGCTTTTGCCAAAATGAGGGCCATCTGGCAATTTCATTACAAACTCAATTCCAACAAGTGATGTATAAATTTTGTACATAATTAAAGTTCCGCTGATACTGTCCAATGACCTGTTACACCATATATATTTCCAGTAGTTAGCCCTGAAGTGCTTCCTGAAACTTCAAATCCACCATCTCCATAATTATTTATTGCAGGAGTATAGTTTGTGCCAGATGCTCCGTTAGTTGTCCATTGCCAAGTATTGGCGGTTCCAGAACCACTATAAAAAGTAATTGAGTTTGTTGAATTTCTTTTTATAACTTTATAAGGAACTTCATTGGTTCCGTTAAAAGTTGTTGCATTGTAAGCGGCTGTAAATCCGCTAAATCTATTTATTGCAGTACTTGTTCCAATAGATGTACCTTGACTATAAGACATCTCAAAATATCTTTGACACAACTGTAACTCAGTCGTATAAGGACGATAATCAAAAGATGTTGCTTGGGTTCCTACTTCTAGTTGAACGCCTGTGATGTAGAAGGTTGCTCCGTTTGTACCGACTACGCTGACAGACCCAGTCGGTGCAAGAATGGTTGAACCAGTCCAAGCATTAGCAGTTCCAGTATAAGTTGAACCCATGCCTAATGAAAATCCAACTGTAATACCTGCGCCATTTCCAGTACCCCAAGTACCAGTAGTATCCCCTGCTACTGTTATGCTAATTGAAGTCCAAGTATTTGCGCTTGACACAGTAAAGCTAAAAGGGTAACAACGAGTATTATTACTATTTGTTATTGCGCCACCAAATGTGCCAGTCAATGATGAGTAAACCTGAAAAGACAATGTAACAGTTTTAGCGTTAGCAGTTCCCCAAAATAAATCGGCTACGTTAAATCCTTCAATTGCTTGACTAAAGTTAAAAATATCACCTGAACCAACAGAATATGCGCTTAAAGAAGTAAACCCTAAATAATTACTAAATCCAACTGGAGGAGTTACTGAACTTGCATTTTGTTGAACGCTAAATTTGCTTGCAACAGTTCCATAAGAAGACCATCTGTCAACTGTGTATGTTCTAGCACTTGTGTTTGTTATTGTTACGCTTGCACCCGCATCTCTTTGGTCAATAACCATCGCACCATTAATAATACGGTTCTTAAAGCCATAGTATCCAGTTGTAGTGCCTGTTCCTCCATTTGCTTGCGGAAGTATTCCTGTAACACTAGCAACGTTTGTTGTAATATTACTTGTACCGCTAGTAATAGTTACATTTTGAAGTGTAAGATTTCCAACAACACTGGTTGTATTTCCAAGCCCAACAGAAGCGTTTCCAAGTGTTGCTACAGTTGCAAAATTAGCATCTAACTGCGATAACGGTATAGATGTTGTTGCGGTTGCAAAGGTATAGGGTACACCAGACATATTAGAACCTCACTCTTAATTCGTGTTCAAACTCAAACGTATTTACTACAAACCCAGCATTGTTGGAAGTCATGGTTAGTCCCAAATACTTACCATACTGCAAGGCATCCGATTTAAACAAGTAATATCCTGTAGACAACAGCCACGGGATTATCGTACTGCTGTTATTTACCCATGATATTACCTGAGAACTGTTATTTAGCCAAGACACTCCTGTGTCTGATAACGTATACGTTGGACTAGCTCCCTGCTCAGAATCTACCGTCACATTAAACTGTCCACCGCTTGTTAACGTGGCTTCTACTGCAAATTTTAACGCTTGCTTGGTTCTTATGGGGTCTCCCATATCTTGCAAAGCCGTCTGGATGTAACTTGGTATGGTTGCCGTTGTGCTGTTGTAAAACTGATATAGCGCATTAGACGTATTTGTACCGTAAAGGTTTACTTTTCCACCTATAGGGGCAGAAGTAACATAAGGAATCTGTCCTTGATACGTAATAAACCATTTTTTCTCAAAAAACACCGCCTGGATGTACCGAGAACCACCGTATCCAAACGGACATCCGCTGGTAACGTAAAAATTAAACACCGCACACAAAATATTGTTGAGCAACGCCTGACCAGCTGTAATTGGCTTTGTAAAGTCTATGTACGGGAAAATACCGTCTAGTGGGTCACTAATCTTGGTAGTTGTAGAACCCACAAGAGCGTATACACCATAGTCGTTCAAGAACAAAACAGACCTGAAATACGGGAATATGGCATAAATTCGTTTAGAACCAATAGACGCAGAGACGTTTGTATTGGTAAATACGGTACTTCCTGTAGAAGTGACCTGTAAATTACTAAATACGTTGATACTGTCGTCACCAAAGATGTACAAGAAATTATTGGCTGACAAAATAGCCTGAATATTGCCGTGTAGAGTTGAATCCGTTAAATTAAACGCTACAGCAGACACAGAACTAAAGTCTGTTGGGCTAACCGCACTAGACGCATAAACTGTACGCCCTGCTGCCACCCAAACACGTCCTGAGAATGTGGCTACATCCACAATTCCGTTGGTGTTGACAATAGCAGTAGCCGTTGCATTTGCCGTTACGTTGGCTGTATACCCGTTTGCAAAGCTCACAGTAGGCGCTGAAGTGTATCCAGAGCCAGGATTGTTCATAATAACTTGGGTTACAGCGTTACCAGAAACGATTGCAGTGCCGTTAGCGCCTGACCCGCCACCACCGCTAAATGTGACGTAAAAAGAGCCATTAGCACCGTATCCAAAGCCCCCAGAATTGATTAAAACAGAAACTGTACCCGTTGCAAAGGTTGTTAATTGGCAAATAGCTGTAGCGTTTGTTGTCGCTCCACCGCCTTTAATCGTAATTGACGGGGGTGACGTGTACCCAGAACCCGCATTTGTGAGTGATATATAACTGACTGTGTTAGCTGTACTGACTGTAGCCACCGCAGTAGCCTGCACACCGCCTGTCTGGTTAGGTGCGCCAATTACAACGTCAGGAACGCCCGTGTATCCAGCTCCAGGGTTGGTAATTGCAACAACACCTAGAGAACCTATGGCGACTAAGTTACCGCCATCCCACTCATAAAGACCTTTTACAGGGTCTCCAATGTACAAATTGGTGTTTTGATACTGTGTAGCTGCTACACCAGAAGCAGAAAACGTACCAGCAGCAGCAATATTGCCTCTAGTTAAGCTAGTCAAGTCAAAATACTGCATTGACCCGTCAATTTGAGACGCAACTAAATAATCATCTGTGATATTTGCACTTGTCAAATAAGTGACAGTATTGGAAAAGACTACAGCGTTACCTGACGAATTACTGACAGTTGTAGATTGAGGCGTAATACGCAAATTACCCGAACCAACGGGCATAGCGTTCTCTAGCCAGTAAAACTCATCTTTCTCGATTGCCGTGCGGTTGGCTTTGGTGTCAATTCCCCTGAATTGTTTAATAACCGCATAGCTTTTCTTTTGCTCTGCTGCTGCCATTCCTAACCTCCACTACTATAGGGGTTCGGAATCCTTCTTGTATAGGTACTGTTGAGTACGTTCAAGACGTGTTTGTT